AAGATCTACTTAGCAGTGAATCTGGGAGAAGACAAGCCGCTGGTTACCTACGTAACATGTACGTCCTTGAAGAATCCAAATTAAAATCAAGTAAGAATAAAACCTTTGATGATCTAGTATCTGTCATGACAAGAGGCGAACCTGTTCAGTATAGAACAGCTAGAGAATATCTAGGAGATTCATCAAGCATTGAAGAAGAGTTAGCGCGAAGACAGAAGATTCTTGAGTACGCTAATGAAAATTATAATTTCTCAACAGATATTTATCCAGAACAATTTGTAGGGGCCGCTGAGACATACCAATAAAAATAACCCCCAGTGATCTGCTGGGGGTTTAGTCTGTGGGAGAACTACTTCTTATTGTTGTTGGCTTCAAGCATCCTGTCTCGATACTTGTAAGCTTCATCCACGATCTCGTCAGACCGTAGGTACTTGCCAGACGCTATCAAACCAGACAGTGCACATCCAGCAAAGTAATCCCCAAGCTGGATATTTCCAGGGGGAATCACTTCTCTTTCCTTTCGTAGAAACTCTTGGGCTTCTTGCTCAAGGGTTTTTCTTTTATTTACGCTCATAGATATCAATCAACTTGTTAAGATACCAACGTGCTTTCTTCAGGTCTTCTATTCTATTCTTGTACCTGTATCTCCACACGTATTTCAGTATGTTGCCTTGGAGATAGCCTTCGCTAAGATCATTGGTGGCAGCCATGATAGCATCAATAGCTTCGATACCACCTGTATTATAGTGTACTGGTTTTTCGACTGGGTCAAACTTTCTTTTCTTCATCTCACTTCTTCCTGCTAATTCTATAAGGTTACTTAAGTCAGTACATTCATTACAGAATCCGTCATCATCTACTAAGCACCCACAACTAGGGCATTCTTCATTCATTGTATACTCCTTTTCTGTACTCTAGTTCAAGAAGTAATTTAGCTTGCTCATTGTCTGACATTATTATCCAGTCACGAATCTCTTCTATTGTCCGTTTACACCCTGCGCAGTAACCATCTTCTATCCGACAGATTAATACGCAGGGTGACTTAACAGTTCCTACTTTCTTTCTACGCTTCCTATTCACACTTACGTAGACCTGTCGCAGGATCAAAGTAGCAAGCGCCACCTTCTTCTATGTAATCATTAGTTTCTTCTACCACTGGTTCCTCTGCTACATCCTCAGAGGTAGAGGCATTCAAGATACCATACCGTTTACCAGAAGCTCTGAAGGTTGTGCAGCCAGAGGCACCTCCATCAAATGCGTCCATGTAAACTTGCTTGAACTCTTCCCAAGATACGTTGGCTCCCACATTGCAGGTCTTAGAACAAGCTGAGTCAACAAACCGTGAGGCGAGATTAAGAACTTTGACATGGTCAAACACTGATAGCTCGTCAGCAGTCTTACCTTTTATCCCAAAGACACGATAGCCATAGTCCTCTACTCGTTCAACTCTTGGTCCGTTGAAGGTTTGGATAGTTCGATCATAGTAATGGGAGAAGACTGGCTCAATCCCTGAGGAGACATTGTCGGCTGATAGGCTGATAGTTCCTGTAGGAGCAACAGACAGGAGATGGCTATTGCGAATGCCATAATTGCGAATAAGATCACGTATACTATCAGGCAAAGACTTAGAAAAATCAGAGTCAAGATACTCATCAGAATATAAAGGAAACGGCCCTTTCTCCATTGCAAGCGATACAGAAGTAGTGTAAGCGACATCTCTAATGACCCCCATAATTTCTTCAAGAGTTTGTAGGAAGCGATCACTACCGTAGTCAAAGCCCAGCGCCTCGATAGCATTTGCTACGCCAGTAACACCAAGGCCCATACGTCTTTTACTTTTAGCTTCTTCTTCCTGTTCCTTCAAAGGATACGTTGCTCTGTCAATAACATTATCCATAGCCCTTACAACGTGAGGTATATCATTACGCAACTGATTCATATTGAAAACATACTTACCATCATGCTCTACGATATACTTCGTTAAATTAAAAGAACCTAGAAGACACGCACCATTTGGTGGTAGCGGCTGCTCACCGCAGGGATTAGTTGCAGCAATAGTTTCTGTGTACCAAAGGTTATTCTTCTTGTTTATACGATCAATAAAAAGAATACCTGGTTCTGCCCAGTCCCAAGTACTACGAAGGATCTGATCCCACAAGGCTCGTGCACTCACGGTTTTATATACACGTCCTTTAAACTTTAGGTTAAAGTCTCCATCTTCTTTTACTGCTTTCATGAAGTCATCAGTAACACCCACTGAGATATTAAATTGGGTAAGAGTATCACTGTTATTCTTTGCTGTGATAAACTCCTCGATGTCTGGGTGGTCTACCCGAAGCACACCCATTTGTGCACCACGGCGGTGACCAGCGGAGGCGATGGTTCTACATACAGCATCAAAGATACCCATGAAAGAGAGAGGACCAGAAGACTTAGAGTCCAGAGACTTGATGAGTGCTCCTCGTGGGCGAAGAGTAGAGAAGTCGTAGCCTATACCACCGCCCAGTCTCATAGTCTCTGCGGCACGTCTAGCTGCTTCCATGATGCCATCCATACTGTCTTCAATAGTCATAGACACAAAGCAATTGTAAGGTGTCACACGTCTTGGTGCACCCATAGCTGACTGTACTCGTCCAGCAGGAAGGAAACGCTGATTGTATAGGATGGTTCTAAAGTTATTGAAGTGCGACTCATCATCTTTCAAAGCCTCTGCTACCCGTGTCATAGCTTCTTTAAAAGTCTCACCTGTGGAGCGATACTTCATAGCATGGATCTCTTCTGAGATACCTAGTGTTGGTCCGTACTGTTGTTCTTGTGGTTGAAAGTCTTTCATCTGTTGTCTCCCGATCCTGTTAATTTTCCACGTCTTTGTCTGTCGTTTAGTTTACTGATGTTTAGTTTCATTACATCCTGTAAACCCCGTCCGTATATATTTGCTAAGGCTGTAGTATAAAAGAGTACATCCCCTAGTTCTTTTAGGATATCTTCATTAGTAACTTTACTCTTATCACGAATAAGCTTCTTGATCTTTTCTGCTACTTCTCCTGCCTCTCCCACAAGGCCAAGAATATTCTCTATCAGTCTTTCCTGATCTTTAGTTATGATCTTTTTTTCTACCCACAGGGAGTAGTCCATTGGATCTACATCTTCTTTTGTTTGAAAGTTATCATAGTAACCCATGTTTTCTAAGTCCTCTCCACTTAACATTCTTCTACTTCGCACTCCTCTATTAGAACGTCATCCACGTCATACATTGCTGAAGAAACAATCTCCTTCATAACTCTTTCCATATCTTCCAAGTCAGCCTCGATGAAGTTAGCTTCTGGATCTACAGATAGAACTAATCTCACTTCAAACTTCATAGTCAGAATCCTTAGTTATAATTATAAATTTCTTTACGTCAACCATATTCTTTCTTCAATCTCTCAAGGGATACAAACTCTGGTTCGTATACGCCATTGTCTATTTCACGTTTAATGATGCAGCCCTTCCACCATTCTAGATTAGACTGTCCAGCCCATCCTTCCTCACCGCCTTTGAAGCACCCCGCCACCAACCCGATAATCGAATTAGGGTGTGCAGAATCTTTAAAATAGATAGACCGCTTGTGACTATGACCACAAGTACTAGAATGGTTTCTATTCTGGAGGAGGGTATAACCATGGTGAACGCCAGACATAGCTGTCCCATAGTTACCACTAGAAAAGAAATGAGCATATGAGATACCATCGTAGTCAGCGATTGCGGGGGCCGAGTTCCTATACTCGTGGTACTCGTCGAACCAGTGGTCTGTTTGAAGATGCCCGAAGGATATCCCGTACTTGTCTCCCTGTAATCGTGGGTCATGGGCGATAGCCTTTTTAATTCTGTTTTCATGGTTACCTTCGAACCCGATCCAGAATGGTTTTTTATATTTCCTAATGTTTGGTTTCTTGCGTAGTCTTTCCATAGCCTCATTGTAATGTTCCACATCTTTCTCGTAGTTTTGAGATACGATAGCATCAGGGTATCTGGTATCGAAACTGTTCAGAGATTTCATATCAGCACCATCCCCTAAGTCTATAACATAGGTAGGGTTAATATCATAGATAAGTTCACCTAGTAAATCAAACCTATCGTTAGATACACTAGGATCTGTGTGTGCGCAGCTAAATACAATTGCTGTTTTAGTAGACATCTTCTACTACCTTTCTTGTTTTTTCTAGTTGGTCTTGGGTTTTCATTAGATGATCTTCTTTTGTATTACCCATGTCATCAATAACAAATGGACCTGTCTTATGCAGACGGTAGATGTCATCCATAGCATCTTTCATAGAAGAGTAGAAGTATTCTTCTTCGAATTGTTCTAATGTAGAGTATTCACGGGCAAGACACAGATTCCAGATGTGACCTTCATCGTCTGTGTACGGTCCACGTATTACCTGCATTATCTCAAATCTTGGTTTAAACTTCTCTTTCATCTTTAGTCTCCTTTAACCATTCATCAGGTATCACCTTATCAGCATACTTGAATCCGTTCTTCTTACACCAGTCTCCGTAAGAACTCTTAGCTCCTTTGTACAGTTTAGCTTTACTGTTAGCAAACACAAAGCGTATGTCTAACTCAGGGAATTGTTTCTTAATCTCTTTATGTTTACGTCTATCGACAGAGATAAAGCGTCCCTTCGTTTCTATTATGATACCGTTAGCCAGAACAAAGTCAGGCGTGTAGGTTCTTATCTTTAAGTCTACCCACTTAATCTTTTCCTTTTCGTAGGTAAACTTAACTTTCTTTTTCTTTAGGTAGGCTGCAGTATCTTCTTCTAATCCTGATCTGTAGCCTGCCTGTATTCCTCTGAATCTATTCTTGTTGAAAGACACCAGCAAACTCCAAGTCCTCAGGGACCATAGGCTTCTTAACTACGTCTGTCAGAAAAACAGGACGATCAGAATAAATAAACTTACGAAGTCCAGGGTAACACTCCTTCTTGTATTCGCAGTAAGAGCAAGCAGTAGCAAGCTTCTTATTGCCTTTAGGATTCTTACTTGATTGAGGAACGGGATTGAACCCACGGTCAGGTGGATCTTCTGAGGCAACCATACTCTTGATATGATTTACGTGTTGTTCCTTTTCTTTCATCTCTTCTGTGAAGTCATAGATGTCTAAGCATACGTGACCATTTACTTTATCAATAACTAGGAAACCACCCTGAGTTTTATTAGTTACTTCAGGATCATCCTTGGCTGCGTACACGTAGGAAGATAGCTGAGATATATAACCAAAGGGATCATCTTCCCTGAGGTTACCTTCCTTAAACTTCTTAAATGCGTAAGGGGATGCAGACTTAACATCAATAGTCATACCATCAATTACCGCATCTCTGTGTCCTTTGATGCCGTGCACATCCATACGTGTTTGCATACCAGTAACTTTGTGTCCTGATACAGCGGCTATCGTAAGAACTAACTCCTCTATCATGTCACCATAAAAGAATTTAAGTAAAGCTGATGGCGGTAGAGTTTCCCCTATGTCTGTCTTGTTTACTTTGTACCAGAGTTTTCTTTCGCATGTTGTACCAAGAGAAGAAAGAGATAGATAACCTCTTGGCTCCTGAGGTTTAGAAAACCGTTGCTCTGCCATGCGAGAGATGTTGCTTGCCATAAAGTCACCAAGAACTTTATCCCATCCGTTATAACCAAGGATGGTCTGCTCGATGTCCTCTACAAGAGTGTTTATCTTTTTCATTATTATCTCCTCTGGTAATGCCCCCACCCAGCTAAGGGAAGGGGCGCTCTCAACACACATACAACAGAAAGGAAAGGTGTCCTAGAATGGGATAGCATCGTCCTCTACAGGAGTCTTAGCTGCTACCTTCTTCTTTGGAGCACCATCTTGTTTGGCTTCTTTTGAGGAGTAATCTGACAAGTCTTTAAACCCGCCGACTGAACCACCACCTTCTGATTCATATTCGACGTGATCAATAACTTGCACTGATTCAAGACGTGAGCCAGTACGTCCAGAATTACCAGCAGGATAAACTGCTACACGGACAAGACCTGTAGAACCGTTGCCGATGTAACCATCTATCTGAAAGTCCCAAGGTTGTCCTTTGATATTAGCTACAGCGGGAGCACCACCTTGCCAGTCAAACTTACCTTTGTGTGGACGAGAGAGTGTTACCTTCACACCATCCTCGACATCGTGCATTGCCTTAGCGCAGCCAGAGTCTTTTAGCTTTGCAGCATTCTCTTTGTCCATAATGACAGTGATCTTATACTCACCATCTTTCTCTTCGTTCCAAGCTGCTCGATCCCGATTGTGTTCAAATACTTTTGCCCACTCCAGTGTACCGAATACTTCTACGATTTGAGTCTTAGTTTCTTTAGCCATGTTATCCTCTTAAGGTTTATTAAGTGATTCGTTTCAATAACTTAGAGTTTAGTGAGTGTCAAGCCAATTCTTACCTACATCGTAAGAACCTGGTGTTGGTATCCTAAACCCTAGTTCCTGTCCTACCTCAAGCATACAGTCTGCTTGAAGCTTTCCTAGTTCTTCTGCTTCTTCCTTTGTGCCTATCACCTCCGTTTGATATTCATCATGTATAAATCCTACTAGCTTAAAGTTGAAGCCTTGCTTCCTAGCCTCTGATGTCCAGCGTAAGAGTGTGTGCTTCATCAGAATACTCTCAGCAGACTGAAGGATACCAGCCAGAGCTTTATGCTCCGAAGGAATGATAACCTTACGCCCATCATACCCAGTAAAGTAACCTTGTTCTCCAACAGCAGGTATTAGTTTATTCTTTAGCTGAGACAAACCATCAATAGACTTAACGAAGTTGTCTCTTGCTTGAGCAGCTTGACGTTGATTGACCTTTAAGATCTGCGCCGTTTTAGCTACACCAGCCCCTAGAAGCCAAGCATAGATAAAAGTTTTTGCCATGTCCCGTGTAGCATGGTTAAGTCCCAGTGCACGTTTGTTAACGTTGTGAATGTCTGTCTCATCTTCTTTCTTACCTTGCATAATAGCTTGTGCATACTGGTCAGCATCGAAGTATCTCCATAAATAATCTGCCAGTACCCTAAGCTGGATGCCATCAGCATCAGTTCCCACAAGCCAAGAGCCAGAAGGGGTAGTCCAACAAGAACGTAAGTGTGAATCATATTGTTTCTTTACCTCCTCAACTGCTGTCTTTGCTTCACCATGAAAGGCAGACGGAATGTTGGCTGTGTTTGGTGCGTTATGTGCGCAGCGTCCAGTCCAAGCCCCTATATTATTGATAGTCCCATGTATCCTACCATCCTCTTTCACTTGTCCTAACCACTCCACAAGAGAGGAACGCCTTCCCTCTAGGGTCAACCACCTAGCCAATGCCTTTGCCCCCTCAGGAGCGTTCTCAGGGAGTGTGCTGAGGTTGTCCTCTGACACAGTCCATCCGTAATGATCGAGGTGCTTCTTCTTTTCATCATAAAATTCTTTAGACATAGAAGATACAGAGCAACCATAAGCATCACCAACAGATAGTCTATCAAACTTCTGGAAAGTTTTTGTTTTATCTACTGGCTGCCATCCCGCATTCCATAGGGCATCAATCCTATCCTTGGGAGATCCTGGTTTGAAGTCAACCCAATCGTAACACATCAAGTCTTCACCATCTACTTCAACAAGGGCGTACTTCTTTCTCGCATTCTTAACCGAAGCCATCTCCTCACCATCTTTCTTGAGGCGATACTTGATTGTGTTGACCAGTGTAAGCTTAGGTGGAAAGTCTACTTGGAATTGTTCTTCCAGTTCTTTCATCTGAACTTGTACAGCATTGAGAAGAAACTGTGC